TCTTTTACTCAGATTGTTATTCTGGGTTCTAGTTCTTTTGTTCCTTTTATGCAATTGACTGGTTCCAATCGTAGAGAAGTTATCGAAGATCTTTTGGATATAAAAATATTCTCTACTATGGGAGGATTTGTAAAGGATTCTCTCAGAGAACGTAGAGAACAGATTAAGTCTCTTTCTTTTAAGAAAGATAATATAAAAGATAAGTCTCGAATGCAAAGAGATTTTATTGAAGAAATAGAAGCACAAGGAAAGAATAATATTGATAATACTAAAGGGAAGATAAAGACATTAACAATCGAAGTTGATACACATTTGGAACATAATCAACTTAAAGAATCTAGTATATCTGATCTTCTTGAAGAACAAGAAAGTGTTACAGGATCAGGGGAAAAGTTAGTAAAACTAAACAATTTGAAAGGTAAAATATCTCAGAAAGTATCTACGATTACTAAAGAGCATAAGTTTTTCACAGATAATACGGTATGTCCTACTTGCACACAAAATATAGAAGAAGAGTTTCGTGTAAATAGAATTGCTGACTCTCAAAATAAAGCAAAGGAGTTGCAAACTGGATATAATGATTTAGTTGAAGCAATTCAAAAAGAAAAGGATAGAGAACGTCAGTTTAACAACTTATCAAAGGAGATTTCTAAACTCAACAATGACATTTCTCAAAACAATACTCGCATCTCTGGTTGCCAACGACAAATCAGAGATCTTGAATCGGAAATTCAGAGATTTACCGAACAACTTGCAAATAGAAATATTGAACATGAGAAGTTAGCTGAGTTAGAAAAAGGTTTACAAGACACTATCGAAGAATTAGCATCTAAGAGAGAAGAGATGACGTATTATGATTTTGCGTATTCTCTACTTAAAGATGATGGTGTAAAGACCAAAATAATAAAAAGATATATTCCATTCATTAATCAACAGGTAAATCGTTACCTCCAGTTGATGGATTTCTATATCAATTTTACTTTAGATGAAGAGTTTAATGAAACGGTAAAATCACCGATTCATGAGGATTTCTCATATTCATCATTCAGTGAAGGTGAAAAGATGAGAATTGATTTAGCATTACTCTTTACATGGAGAGAAGTTGCTAGAGCAAAGAATTCTGTTAATACTAATCTATTGATTATGGATGAAGTATTTGATAGTTCTCTTGATGGTTTTGGAACGGATGAATTTTTAAAGATTGTTCGATATATAATAAAAGGTGCTAATATCTTTATTATCACCCATAAAACCGAACTTATTGATAAGTTTGAAAATTGTATTAAATTTGATAAAGTTAAAGGATTCAGTAGGATGGTTCAATGAAAATTTTAGTTACAGGTCACAAAGGGTTTATAGGAAGTCATGTCTATGAGCATCTAAGTAAAATAGGTTATGAAGTGGATGGACTTGATAGTCCTGATGATATTGGTGATTTTAATACTGATAAAATCTATGATGTTGTTATACATCTTGCTGCATATGCTGCTCTTAGAGATAGTATAAGAAATCCAGATAAGTTCTGGGAGAACAATGTAGTAAAGTCTCAACCTATATTTGATTATTGTAGAAGTTATGGTATAAGATGTTTATATGCTAGTTCTGCTGGTGCTCATGGATGGTGGCAAAATCCTTATGCTATTACTAAGAAGGTGAATGAAATACAAGCACCTCCTAATAGTGTTGGTATGAGATTCTTTAATGTTTGGGCAGAAGAGGGTAGTAGAGAAGATATGCTCTATAGAATGTTACAGGATAATACTGCAAAGTATCTTACAAGACATAGAAGAGATTGGATTCATGTCCATGATGTTGCTAGAGCAATCTGCTATTTGATACCAGATAAGTTTAGAGGTGTCTTGGATATAGGAACAGGTACAAATCATTCTGTTCTAGAATTGGCCATGAAAATGGGTAAAAGTGATCTTCCTATTGTGGATGATACACCAGGTGAACCAGACAGTTTATGTGCTGACACATCAATATTGACAAAAATGGGATGGTCTCCTACAATAAATATACTTGACTTTGCAAGCCCATGACCATTAAAACTCATACTATTGAAAAAAAGAATTCTAATCACAATCAAGAGTGGTCATGGGAAGAAACCCCTGAAGTAACTAAAGCACTGGAGACACTCCATGAAAGTTCCAAACTGGCAGCATCATTCCAAGAAGGAACAAAAAAGGCATCTAAAGCCCCAAATGCTGCGACAAGCAAAAGAAAGACGTAGACACTTGATAAACTGTCTACAGAAGCGTCCCAAGGGACGCTTTTTTAGTATAATAGGTTATACACAAACATAAATAATCAATGACTATTAAACAAGAAGTTAAAGGACAACTAGCAAAGTTGCTTGCTACTGAAGATTTGATTGTAGAACATAAGAGAGTAGAAACAGCAACATTTAATGTTCAGACTCGTGTACTAACTCTTCCTGTTTGGGATAAAGCAAGTAATTATGTTTATGATATGCTTGTTGGTCATGAAGTTGGTCATGCATTATATACACCCAATGAAGACTGGTGGGAAAAATATAATATAAATCCAAACTTTGTAAATATTGTAGAGGACGCTAGAGTTGAGAAATTGATGAAGCGTAAGTATGCTGGTATTGCAAAAACCTTCTATAGAGGGTATAATGATTTGAATAACAGTGACTTTTTTGAAGTAGATGGTAAAGATATTAATAGTCTTAATCTTGCTGATCGGGTTAATCTACATTTCAAGATTGGTGCGTTCACTAAGATATCTTTTTCAACTCCTGAGAAGGAGATTATCGATTTAATTGCAAATGCCGAAACGTTTGATGACACCTTATCCGCAGCAGAAGCGTTATATAATTTCTGCAAGCAGGAGCTTGAAAAAAAGCAAAAAGAAGAGATTGAATCAAATTCTGGAATGGAGCTTCAGGGCGGTGGGAATAATAATTCTGATAGCAGTGATAATAGTGAGTCTACCGTTGATGAGTCTAATACTAATGCTTCTGTGGAAAACAGGAGTGGTAGCGATGATCATAATACTGGGGTGGATGCTAGTAGCCCTGCTGTAGAAGAAGCAACACCAACAAACCAAGAACCACAAGTTGAAACTGCTGCTGCATTAGAACAAGCACTTAAAGATCTATCTAATCTAGAAGGTCGTGAAAGTGTATACTTTGAACTTCCTAAAGTTGATTTAGAAAAGATAATTGTATCTAATGAAGACATTCATAAACACTGTGATGAACATTGGGTAAATTATGCTAATGATAGTAAAAGATCATATGAAGAAATTTTCTTTAAGGCAGAATCTGATTTTATACAATTTAAAAAAGATGCACAAAAAGAAGTTAATTACTTAGTTAAAGAGTTTGAGTGTAAAAAATCTGCTAGTGCATATGCTCGTGCTGCTACTTCTAGAACTGGTGTATTAGATACAAGAAACCTTCATACTTATAAGTTTAATGAGGATTTATTTAAGAAGGTAACTATTCTTCCAGATGGAAAGAATCATGGATTGATCTTTATTTTAGATTGGTCTGGTTCTATGAGTGAAGTATTGCTTGATACTTTAAAGCAACTATACAATTTAATTTGGTTTTGTAAGAAAGTTTCTATACCATTTGATGTTTATGCATTTACAAATGAGTTTCCACATCATGCAATGGAAGAAAATCGTCATGGTGATTATGTAAGATCACGTTCTTATACACCAAGATCTGGATTAGCTGAGATAGGAGCAGTTTTTTCTTTAATGAATTTCTTTACTAGTGATGTAAAATCAAAGGATTTAGATAATCAACTTCTTAATATATGGAGGGTAGCATATGCTTATAATCGTAGTTATTATTCAGCTTATGATATTCCATTAGGAATGAATCTTTCTGGAACTCCATTAAATGAAGCAATGGTATGTTTGCATGAAATTATACCTCAGTTTAAGAAGAACAATGGAGTTGAGAAAGTTCAATGTGTAGTTCTGACTGATGGTGAAGCACATCCACTTTGTTACCATCGTGAAGTACATCGTCCTTGGGAAGAAAATCCTTACATGGGTGTAAATCAACTTGGACATGATTCATATTTAAGAAATCGTAATACTGGTAAGACTTACAATTTCAGTGGACATTGGTATACTTTTACTAGAGTATTATTACGTGATCTAAAAGACTCATTCCCAGATACTAATTTTATTGGTATACGTATTCTTGCCAATCGTGATGCAGGACATTTCATTCGTACTTATTCTTCAGATTATCAAGAAACTGAAAAGTTAACTAGATCTTGGAAAAAGAATAAATCTTTCTCTCTTCATTGTGCAGGATATGATACTTATTTTGGATTATCATCAGCTGCCTTGGATAATGAAACAGATTTTGAAGTTAAGGAAGATGCTACTAAAGCACAAATTAGATCTGCTTTTAAGAAGTCTCTTAACGGAAAGAAAATGAACAAGAAAATTCTTGGTGAATTTGTAGAGTTAGTAGCATAAACAACCAATTAAATAAGTGTCCACTAGGGGTCATATGACCCCTTTTTTATTGCTATACTACGTATATAAATAAGACACCTACATTATTATGACTTTTGAACTTAAAATGACCGAACAACAAGCAGTTGATGGATTGAAAGGACTTTATGGATCAGAGATAACTGCTGCAGATATTCGTGCTTTTTGTGCAATCAATGATATTGGTTATCAGACAGTTACTAAGAAGCTATCAAAATATAAAGTATCAAAGGGTAAGTGGAATCTTGAAGTTACAACTAAAGCAGTAGAAAACATAGAAAATTCATTTGCTGCACCTTCAGTTACTCCTCAGAATTTAGTTCCTGAAAAGGATGAAACATTCGTTAAATTCGGACCGTTCACTGACGTTAAAAAGATAATACAAAGTAAACTTTTCTATCCTACTTTTATCACTGGTCTTTCTGGAAATGGTAAGACTTTTGGGGTAGAGCAAGCATGTTCTCAACTTGGAAGAGAACTTATTCGTGTAAACATTACTATAGAAACAGATGAAGATGATCTCATTGGTGGGTTCCGTCTTGTTAACGGTGCAACCGTCTGGCATGACGGACCAGTTATTCAAGCTCTCAACAGAGGAGCTATCTTGCTCCTTGACGAAATCGACCTTGCCTCAAACAAAATCCTCTGTCTCCAGTCCATCCTTGAAGGTAAAGGAATTTTCCTTAAAAAGATCGGAAAATTCATCCAACCAAAAAAAGGATTCAACATCATCGCAACCGCAAATACTAAAGGTAAAGGTTCAGACGATGGACGATTTATTGGTACTAACGTGCTTAACGAAGCCTTCCTTGAAAGATTCCCTGTAACCTTTGAGCAAGAGTATCCTTCTCCTAATATAGAGCAGAAGATCCTTAAGAATTATGCTAGTGCAGTTAACGTGCATGATGATGATTTCTGTAAGAGATTGGTAGACTGGGCAGATATTATTCGTAAGACATTTTACGATGGTGGTATAGAAGAGATAATTAGTACACGTAGATTAGTGCATATTATCCGTGCTTATGCTATATTTAATAATAAAGCAAAAGCAATTCAAACTTGTACAAATCGTTTTGATGATGAGACTAAGCAATCATTCTTAGAACTTTATGATAAAGTAGATGCTGAGTTTGATTTTGAAAAGGCAGAAGATCAAGCGTATCAGGAGGATGCATGAACCTTTGGGAAGAATACAAGAATGTCCTACACAACACTATCTCACTCCATAATGGGGTAGGTAGTGTCTGGGCAAATTGGAAAAGTAAGGGAACCCACCTTACAGCAAAGACTTATACTAATAAGTATCTTATTAAATCTAGAGAAGTGGAGATATGGAGTGATACTTCATGTATCTACAATAATATTCTCTATCCTAAAACTGGATCTAATCTTCCTTCTTTTGGTATAGATTTAATGGCTTTCAATGAAAAGAGAGTTATTATGGTATTTGATTTTCAACATCCTGTGGAAAATTATTTACTATCTTTTGATGACTTACCAAAAGCAGAAAAAGATTATAGATTTTTTGAAAAAGGAAATCACTTTTCTGAAAATATTTTTGTTAGGTATTGTAAGATGGAAGAAGTTAATGTTCATCTATCTACATTTAAACAATACTTGACTAAGTTCAAAGATATGCTAGAATTGGCAAAACCGACTGGTACTGATACTAGCGAGTATAAAGACTTTGATGCTTACATGACCAGACTTGATCCAGTAAGTGGATACCTTAAAGGTAAGTTTGGGAAAGAAAAAGCAGATAGTTTAGTAAACGATTTTTTATTCCAATATGGTTAATGCTTGGAGTTTAGCATACTCAGTATTAAACGGAACACTTGATGAGGATTATCCGATTATGTATGGACCAGATGATGAAGCGAATCTTAAAGCATGGAAAGAGGAGCAACTAAAACAAGGAAAACCAATGACTGATGATGCAACTGGTATTACAGAATATCCACCAGATTATATGTACAATCCAGGTTCATT